AGGCGAGGTCATGAGTCTGTGCTTGAGCACAAGTCAATCACTATGCGCATCGTGTGTGACCGAGGTGTTACTCACGAATTAGTTCGTCATAGAATCGCCAGTTACTCCCAAGAGTCGACCAGATATTGCGACTATAAGGGTGCGGTAGAATTTATCATTCCGGTCTGGTCCACCAATATTGACCCAGGTACATACAGCTGGGATCACGATGATTCACACTGGGACACTCTGGAGCGCAAATGGTTCCACTCTATGTCACGGGTTGCCCAAGACTATGTTGAGTTCAGAAGACTCGGTCAATCACCTCAACAGGCTCGTGGCGTGCTGCCGAATGATTTAAAAACAGAAATTGTGGTCACAATGAACTTGAGGGAGTGGCGGTACTTCTTTAGCTTGCGTGATCACAAAGCCGCTCACCCGCAGATGCAAGTAGTGGCTAAGATGGCAAGAAAGATTTTATCTGAGCAATACCCAATTTTGTTCTAGCAAAAAAGCCCCTCTCTGAGCAAGGAGATTGAACTCAGAGAGGGGCAAAGCCTTAAACTCCCAGTAGTCTAAGGCGTCCCAAGGAACGTATGGGTGTGAGTGGTCCAACTGTTAAATCCACTCCTTACTGAATACAACTCAACAGTCAGACTAGTATTGCTAGCCATCTCAGCAACTGTAAAAGTAGTGGTTGTACCAGTTAGTCCACTGTGCGTAGCTAATACCGTTGATCCTGTCTTCAGGACTGCCGTATAAGTAACACCATCCTCAGGTCCGATATCACCGAAAGTAGTATCTTCCAAATAGCTGGTAGTCTGCTGGATGCGACTGCGATGAGCCCAAGTGACTACCAAATCAGCGCTGTAAATCACTGACGCAGGGTATGACTGACCGTCTACCTTGAAGTTCCCAGGAGGGTAAGGACGCTGGGCCCTTTGGTCCATAGTGATAATGGACGTAGATGCAGCCAGAATAGGCAACTCACCAAGGCCTGTTATGGTGGTTATCTTCGCGTATACACTCTCACCTGTCTGGTATATCTCCCCGTCTGTGGCGCTGTAGTCGCCAGCGAAGTAGATTCTATCACTATCCAAGTGTGTAGTAGGTACTGTATCTAATACCCCTCGGCCTACAGTGATTGAGGTAGACGACACAGCATCTAATCTCATCATCTCATCGCCGATAATTATGTACCCACCAAGAATCGCTGTTGTGACATCTTCTGGGTTCTTGATAGCTATCACAGTATCGGTCTTACTGATTGATCCGTCCAGCTGAGCTGTAGGGCAGAAGTCAATTATCGCTCTCTGCTCATAGCCGTAACCTGAGTCCGTCCACAAGTGGCCTGATATTGTATCAGGTGTTGGAGATACGGCTATGATGGCAAACGCTGCATCGTCATCATCCATAGCAGTGGCATCAGATATACCGACCTCATTTACCAGATCCCAGAATGGCGCTTCGTACATAAGCTGCAAGGTGCACGCAGTTGGTTCTGATACTGGGTTGGTCCAACCGGATTCGACCGGCGGGGCTATCAGTGTTTCACCGATTGAGAATATGTCTTGAGCTGCGGTGATCTTCACCTTACTGTTTCGGAAGCCACCAAGAGCCATACCCGTTACCCGCATCACTACAGACTCAATACCAAGGTCTGGCCAGCTAAGCACGAAGCCGTCACCGATATTGAGATCGTAAACCTCTCTAGTGGCCTCTATAGTGCACGCGCATAGCGGTGTGGACAAGGCTTGCAAGTCTCTTGACGCCGCAGCTGAAGCAACTGTACCATTAGTAAATCCTGGATACTGGATTGTCTGGGCGATGGTTGACTGCTGAGCTTGAGCCAGTGCGATATCTTGCACTGTGACACTGGCATCTTTGCCAGTAGACTGATCCCAGTAAATCACAGTCACAGTGTTAGCTAGCTCACCGATTGACGATCTGGAGAAGTCGGCAACTTTGGTGACATTGGATTCGTCCAGCACAGGTAAAGTATCAGGGTCTAGATCATCTCTAATAAGAGATATTGTAAACTGACCTGTTACCTTATCCACATAAATGGTTGCGTTTATGTGTCTGACCACCTCACTGATAAAGTCTTCGAGAGCTATCTGTCTATCCCATAGCAGAGACATACCCATACCTTCGCTGTGCAAAGTTCTAGCGCATGACTCAAAATTGGTGGGATTGACATCATTCTCTGAATAGCCCATACCCCAAGATGTAGATGTTAAGCACTCTCTGATTATGTGGATAGGGTTTAAGTCTTGACCTATAGCTGCATAGGATGAGTACCATTGAGCACAGCCATCTGTCAGCTTGTTGATTCTGGTGCCACGGAACTTCCATGGTTTCAAGTACGGGTTCATGCCTAGATAGCACTGTCTAAGAACTACGCCTACAACCCCCTTATACGCAGGTATACTTACGCCTAACTTGCTCTGCAGATAGTCATTTGGTGTTTGATCTGAACCGCCCATTTCTATGTCTACGGAGCCGGATACGCCGCCCTCTCTTGACTCACCACCAAATAGACTCTCGCTATTGATAGTGATATTGGAACCTGTGCTGGAGCCGGACCACGCTAATTTGTCATCAACATAGATTTTGCTTATGTTGTCGATAGGGCCATGGCATAGGATCATATGCATACCGAGGTAGTACTTATAGCCCACTGTTTGTTTGCTACTTCCTCCGCCCATTAGCTGCCTCCACCACTCTCATAGCCATAGCATCTCCGGTACCTTCCAGTATCTCCGAACTTATACCATTGCGGAGAAAGTCTGACCAGTCAAGACCATGGGAAATGAAGAATTCTCTGGCACCTCTAGCGCACATCCTGCAAGCCCTGATATCACGCATAGTCACAATAACTGGTTCGGCCATTACTTCTTACCTCCCTTCTTGCGTACTGGTACAGTCTTAAGATCACCATACCACACGACGTTGGGACCAGACATATCTCTGGTGCCAAATAGCACTGGTATCTCTCTACCCTCTTCTGCGGTGGGTGCCTGGATTTCGTCAAAACCAGCTGGAGCCATGTTCTGAGATTTAGGTTGAGCCATTGCAACAGCCACAACCATGACCACTATGAAGTAAACAAGATACCACCACATTATACAATCGAGCTCCCGTTGAAAGGGTTTCTAGTAGGTATAAACGGAAATCCACCGTAGTTGTCCAAATTATCGAACTTACTCTGGCACGTTGCCATTGATTTGTCACAGCCTGGGAACAACGCTACGTCTTGTCCAGCTACGTATTCATTAAATGACCTGGAAATCTTTATCACCCCACCAATGTGTGACGTGATAAATCTGGACGCGCCGCCGATGGTAGCGATCCCGCCTACAAAGTACCCGTCTGCGTATGTAGATGCGATATTAATGGTTAAGGACAAGGTATTGTCAATCTCTACGCTGCCGTTGACACGCCAAGAATCTCGGCTGATCCCGCACTGGTAGCTATAAAGACTATGCCGGCACATGCGCTCAAATCTAGCACGCAGTCCAGGTCGTTTCATGGAAGTAAAGATAGACTCACAGCCCAAGGTTATAGTATTACCAGAAGCTTGTACGGCCATTACTCGGCCTTTCCAGTAGCTGATATAGCTATCATCACCATAGTGACCTCTAAATATGGTCACAGTTACAACCTCATCTGGCGTGTAAGCCAGTAATGTGGCGCCTAAGATGTTGGTCCTCGGTACGTCCAATTTTAGCCCACCCTTATGGATGTCATCCGATTGCTCTACGTCTGTACGCTCAATGCTTTCAGGATAGAACTCCACTCCGTTCTTGGTAATGGTTACGGATGCCGAAGTATATCTGTAGTATTCAAGGCCTAGCTTGAACTCGTATAGCTCAACAGGTCTACCACTCTGTATCGAAGTTTCCAGTGAAGTATAACTCATGCCTCTACTCCTATTACTGGTATAATAATAGTTGCCTCACAACCAGAGATATGGTTTATCTCAATTCTATCGGCATTAAGCCTTACCAAGTTTATATAGCAGATAAGTTCCAACTCGTCCAATGTGATAGTGGAACCTAAAGACTCATTGATATTGAATGTTTCGGTCTGGCCGTCGTCTGACACGGCAGACGAAGTCACTTGCCGGAGGAAATACGTACCATCTTTCAGCATTATCAATATGTCTTTAGTGTCAGTAACGTACAGGCAATGACCGGTATATTTACCAGTAATCGTTATGTCAGTAAACAGGATGTCCTCCGTGGGTTGGATATCTCTGTTCCAGGTTGGTAAGTAGAACGATTTCTGTCGACCATTGATTGAGTATAACCATCTTCGTACTGACCAGAGTTCGGCTCTGTCCAGCGTGTGGAACTGGATTGCCTGCACGTGATCAGGTACATCGCGAGCGTCTATCAATGTGATATCACCTATTCCTTCGGAGTCGAAGATGTCATATTCCTTCTTTATCGACTCCGACAAAGCTCCGACCATTACCGACCTGTCCATTAACAAGTCTTTTCCATTAAGCTGAGGCTTGTCAGAGAAGGCCAAATCGTTAGATTGGGCAGTCGTCATATCGACTGATGAATGAATCCAAAGGTCTTTAGTTCTGCTGATGTTGAAACCATCCAGCGCATGACCAAAGACGATAGGAGCCACGTACGCATCGGCGTACGACCGCACAACAGGTAAATCCAAGGTCAGGCTGGAATCAGTCATACTTGCTATTTCCACAGTCTCGAAGAAAGTATGACTCTGGTAAATTACTACTGATCCACCAACAGCGTAGTCACAATTGGTAGTGTCGAAGTACAGCGTATCAGCATCACTGTCCACTGGTCCGATATGGGTAGATTCGGTCCATACAGGTACGCCGAAAAGTCTATTGGCCCACACCTTCGACATAG